ATGCCATAGTAAATCGTTTTTTTTTATTTTTTTCTCATATACGCCACCTATTTTACCGGGACATACATGTCCCATCAAAAGTTGATACCAACCCGATTAATCCAACAGTACTACAGTGCGGACATTTACAATATCCTTTATCGCCTCGCCGTGATTATCTTCATATATCGGGTAGGCTGTAGAAACTTCATTTAATTTGATTCCTTTTGTTTTTAATGAACGTCTCGCTTTCAATGTTTCGCTTATTTGTAATCCTATAGTAAACGCATTCATTTCGTCGCAAACGACCGACGCACTATTATAACTAAACGCATTCTTCTTTTTTACAAAAATGGTGGTAAATAATAATTTGATTTCGTTAATAGGTTCATAGGTGATTGAATTGATTTCAGATAATACTGTAATCGCATTTTTAGTATTACCTTCTTGTGTACCTTGTAAGCTGGATAATTCTAACACTTGGTCGGGCATCATGTGAATTGGGGCACGATTTGATGGATATTTGGTTGTTGTTCTCGATACTATATCCTTCCATAAATTCGAATTTAAATCGATGTATTCAGTTGGATCCGCAATATGGATTGCGAAATATAGTTTATCGTCGTCAGTATATATAGAAAACGCGTCGTCAGCGTCTTTACAACCAACCGGGTCTATACTATAGGTTTCATAGGATGTCATATCGACTCGTTCGGTTTGTGTAATAGAATAGGGGTGTTTGGTGGATATATTACGCGTAAGTATTTCATCATTGGAAACATCCCGTATAATTCCATATTTTGGTTCAACTATGGTGGTATAATTATTTTCATAAACTTGATTATTCATTGTGTACTATCAATATACTTATTATGTTAGTGTCTAATTATATACTTTTTTCATTATAACACAAATCTTGTTTTGAGAAAAGACATAAAGTATTTTCTACATATAATATAATATTGAATAAGCAATGGAGGTTACAGATAAAATGTGTCATGATGTTGCTAACAAAATTATAAATGATATATTTTTAGTAAAATATATACCGACTATCAAGTTGAATAATACTTGGTATGAAAACTTGAATAAATTTTTTGTAACAGAATGGGACCGTCTTCAAGAAAGTGAAGATACACAAAGTCAATTTACAGAAGATGAAGAACATATGATTATAGTTGAGGCAATGCAAATTTTATTGGATAAATTAGACGTGGATGAAGACGAATTTGAAGACCACGAACAACATGTAGATTGGATGAGATTCGATGACATCATAGGACACTACGTTTGTTACGTACAATAATTTATAGTTTTGAGAAAATATATAAACACTATTCTATATATAATATTGTAAAATAAAACAATGGATAAAGACCTTCGTATCAGTGAACTTGAAGAAAGGGTAGCTCAATTAGAAGCAGAATTGCTGGCTACTAAGGAGCATTTAAAACGGTATACTTCACCTGCCAATAGTAAAGAATATTATGAGAAGAATAAAGAGGTTCATAAACAAAGAGTTAAAGACTATCAAAAAAGAACTAATTACAAAAGTAATTACCAACCTACCCCAGAACAGAAAAAAGAATACGCCAGGCGAGCATATCTTAAAAAGAAGGAAAAATTAGCTCAAGAGAAGAAGGAGAATATTTAGGGATTATATAATTTTATTTATATATAAAACTATATAAAACAATATACGTATATAATATATAGAAATGACAAAATGTTCTGCAATTGATAGAAATTTAAAAGGTTGCCGATGCAATGCTATAAATGATACCAGTTTTTGTAAAAAACACGATTATATGGTTGATTATACAGAAGAAATGTTGTCAAATTTACAGATTTGTTCGGGTTGTAAAAAATCATATTATATACCCGATGGTAAGACCTGCTCGTCATGTCGTAATAGAGGAAAACAAAACAAGCAAGTATCTCGCGAAAACGTAGTATTATGTGCTAACGATAAATGCGTATTCAAACGTTCAGACGAAAACAAATATTGTCAGAAACATCAACTTTGTATATTTGTGGATGATACCGTAGATATGGGTAAGAAAATATGTAAAAATTATGTTCGGGGTTGTCGTTCTCAACTTGATTTGGATTATCAATATGTTCGTTGTCAATCCTGCTTAGAAAGAGAACGGGAACGGGAACGTAATCGTAGATCAAATACGAAAAGTACTACAAATACGGATACACATCAAACTTGTTCTACATGTTGTCAAGAGTTAGAAAATAGTTTATTTGTTGGCGTTAATGGTGGGAATACCAAAACTTGTAAAAATTGTAGAGATAGTAACCACATTCAAGACCAAAAACGCGATAAAGAACATCGTAATGAATTAGACCGTATTGCGTCAAAGAAACCAGAACGTAAAGAAGTAAAACAACAATGGAACGAAAATAATTATGAAAAGGTTGTTATGAAGAGTATGAATTACCGACAACGACAAATTGAAACAGACGTAGAAGGGTATTTGAATAAAAACGCGGAAAATGCGAAACAGTGGAGGGAAAATAACCCAGAAAAAAATAAAGAAAATAATAAATCGCGATTAGAAAATATAAAAATACATTATTCTAATTATATTCGGTGCGCGGGAGACAAAAACTTGGATTTTGAAATATCCCAAGAAGAATTCAATACACTTGTAAAGGAACCATGCCATTATTGCAATATTATTCAAGAACGCGGTTTCAATGGCATTGACAGATTGGATTCAAATGCAGGGTATGTAATGGATAATTGTGTGAGTTGTTGTAAGACGTGTAATTTTATGAAATGTTCGTTGTCTGCTGACGTATTTCTAAAACGCATAGAACACATTTTAACATATAATAACAAAATTAATGGAAGGTATTTTCATGAAGAATATAGTAGTTATAGTGCGGCTTCTTATAATGAATACAAACGACGTGCAAACAATAAATCATTATTATTTGAGTTAACAAATGATGAATATGTAGAATTAATAGCGGGCAATTGTTATTTATGTGGAAGAGATGGTTCTGAATATTTGACAAATGGCATTGACCGTATTGATAATAAATTGGGGTATATAATGAGTAATGTGAATTCATGTTGCGGGTCTTGTAACTATATTAAAAAGGATATTGAATTGTTTGAATTGTTTGAAAAAATGTTAATGATATATAATAAACATTCCACAAATATACAAAAAGAAAAGAACCAAACAAAAACACAAAAATATAGAGATAAACTCATTGAAACAATTGGTATTGATGAGTATCGTAAGAGGGAAAGAGAACAAAAACAAAAACAAAGAAATCAACAAAATATTGTAAAAAATACAAACAAAAAAACTCCTGAGGAAAAGCGTGAACAGGCACGCCTTAGAAAACAGAAACAGAGAGAAGAATTGAGAGCAAGATATGGTGATGAAGAATATAAGAAAAATAAAGCGAAAGAATTAGCTGATTACAGAAAATCAAAGAAAGAAACAGACAATTAGATAGATTATTGTATAATAAAAACATTATATTTTTATTATAATTTTTATGGAGATTCAAAAACAACAGGGTAATTGATTCACTATTTTACATTTTTTATTTATTTTTTGTGTTTTATAATTTTTATTTTGTTTTTATGGGAAAACCCTTTTATTAAAATACTTTGTAGGTCACGGTATTTATGTCCGTTACCTAATTACTATACGCTACTCCAGCCATGCCCGACATAACTCTGAGAACATTGTAGTTAACAGCATATACACGGACCTTGGCGGTCTTGGCACCGGAGACGGTACCAGCAGAAAGGACGAGTTGCATAACGGCATTGTCAATTCTGGAGAAGTTACATGAACCAGATGGTTGGTGTTCCTCAGGGCGAAGAGCGAATGAGTAAACATTGATACCAGCATCAGGAGCACGTGTGTGGTGTTGGAATGGTTGGACAGTGTCAAAGTATGAACCTTCACGTTCGGAGAAACGATCTTGACCATTTAGTTGCAATTTAGCAGTGACAACTGGGTTCTCGCCCCAACAATGCATATCTAATGCAGTCTCAGCAAGAACAAATGTACCAGCGTCGGTAAGAGAAGCACCAGTAGCAGTACCACTGGCTCTGTCGTCAGACATAGCACCACCGAGTTCAAATACACCACCATTGATCATGTTGGTAGCACCGGAAGTGCTAGCCTCGGAACCGAAAGCAATGACGGCATTAGGAAGGGCATCAATGGCATCGGTATAGTTGAAAGGTTGGGCACCGAGAGTCTTGAAAAGAGTGTGCTCGGAGTTGAGGGAAGCACAGTAGTCAACGTTCTCATCAGGTTGGACAACCCAGATAAGCTCTTTACAAGGGTGGTTGAAGTTGAGCTTGATCTTGTTGGAAGAGGAACCGACAGACTCGTCACCAGTGAATTGAACTTGTTCAATGAGGTACTCGTGAGGGTTTTGTGCCATCTTGCGTCTCTCGTCGGTATCAAGGAAGATATAATCAACGTAAAGAGAAGCAGCAACAAGAGATTGTTGGTAAGCTTGGGCAACAGAGACAGTTGCACCTGTGCCTTCAGTGTAAACAGGTGTCATGGTGCTGACAGCCCATAAGCATTCACCGATAGGACGGAAATCAATGTTGATCTTGACCTCGTGGTATTGAAGAGCAATAAGGGGAAGGGCAAGTCCAGGGTTACGGCAAAACCAGAATTGAAGAGGAACATAAAGAGTTGTCTCAGGAAGTGCGTTACGTGGAGCACATACTTGGTTAGGAGCAGTGGATGAAGCACATGGACCAGAGACACCGGCAAATGAAGGATCAGTGATGTATGTAAGTTGAGTGGTGTTACCAATCATCTTGAAGTAACCAGCTTGTTGTTCCTTGGAAAGGGTAAGTTGGTTCCAGATGTGCATCCAGTCACCGTATTGACGGTCAATGCGTTGACCACCAACCTCAACCTCAACTTGGGCAATAAGTTGCTCACCGATGAAATCTAACCAACGGGCATAGACATCAGAAGTACCCATAGATTGGTTGATCTCAGGAAGTGTGACTTGAAGGTAGGTACGGTATGCAAGATCACCGTTACGGCTGATAGTACAGGTAACACGGCGACCGAAATCGGCTTGACCAGAGAATGTCTGCTCAATGGACTCCATAGCGAAGTTGGTGTGGCGTCTGTATGACACCTTCCAGAAAGTAATCTCGGGGGTTCCGGTAAGGAACACGTCTTGTGCGCCGTAGGCGACTAATTGCATTAAACCACCAGCCATTGTATGGAATTATATATTCTGTAAAGAAAATAATTTCAGAAAAAAACGCAAATAACGAATTAAAATAAGGAAACTACTAAATAGTATTTGCTAAAATTTTAATGATAACTGATGATAATTCTATATTGAAGTTATTTATGAATAAATTATAGTGTTTTACAATTATAATTGTGTAATTTAGAATTGTAGTTAATAAGTTTATATTATTCCTAAATATTTTTGGTATGATGATAACAATTGCATAATAATTATGTTATTACGTATAATACAATATAATAAAATTGTGTAATATACACCAGGTTATGATAACAATAAATCAATGGAACTATTTGAAAGTAAAAAATCTTCTAAATAATTTTCTTGTAGTATTTCTTGTCTGTTCTCGTTTTTTTTAGAAAAGATATAGGCATCATTTGATTTTTTGATAGTCCAACCTTTTTCCAAAGCATTTGTTATGAATACCATCTTTTGGAATAATGGTTTGTCTATTTTTAATTGATTTTGTGTTTCATTAATAGGTAATGCTTTATTCATAGATATACTACTTGTTATACTAGTTTTTCCATACATTTACGAGTCTTGTAAAAATCAGTTATTACAAATTCTAGAATTAGCCTAAAATCAACATAAAAACACCCATACTATTATTATATTAATACGTATATGTCAGGTTCTCATAAATCAAAAACAAATGGGAATAAAACATCTATACATACGATTGACGAAAAGCATACTGATATGTTAAATCGTTTTGATGAAATAGAAAATACATTAATTCCCAAATTAAGTGCTGAAAAAGAACAACTAAAATCCTATATTAAAACATTAAAAAGTAGTCAGATCGCAGAATATTTAGATGCACGTGATCGTATAGATCAGATACGAAAGGATACATGTAAATATAAGAAAGATCGCAAAGAGTATATGTTGAATAACGCTGGGTATATATTTGATTATTTTGAACAAAAACAACAAATATCCAACATGCAGGATACGACAAAGATGGTAAGTGCAGTGAATTCGTTTTTCAAAATCAAAGATACATTATCAGAAACCGATAACAATGCAAATAATAACTATAATAAGTTGAAGAGAAATTGTCAGAAATATTGGCGAAATGTATCAAATGATCTGACAAACATGCAAGATTATGTTATATCATCAGATACATGTGAAGTATGTGAAACAGGTGAGATGATACCACAAGATGAGGAAGGAATCCTGATTTGTAATAATTTGAATTGTGGTCGTTTTATAACGTACATAGTAGATAGTTCCAAACCAAATAATAAGGAACCACCTAACGAAGTTTCTTATACAGCGTATATCCGATTGAATCATTTTAAAGAGATATTGTCGCAGTTCCAAGCAAAGGAAACGACACAAATACCCGTTGAAGTATTAGATGCAATACGTGCACGTATAAAAAAAGAGCGCATTAACGATATATCAATGATCAATTATGATAAAATGCGAGATATTTTACGCAAATTGGGACTCAATAAATATTTTGAACATATTCAATATATAAATTCATTGTTTGGTATAAAACCTCCTGTTATGAATGAAGAGTTACATGAGACACTATGTGTATTATTTATTGAAATTCAAAAACCATGGGCGGTACACTGTCCGGCGAATAGAACGAATTTCTTTAATTACACATACACATTATACCAATTATGTGTATTATTAGACCAAACACAGTATTTGCCTTATATTCCTATGATGAAAGACCGAGAGAAACAATTGGAACAAGATATGATATGGAAAAAGGTATGCCAGGATTTAGACTGGGAATTTTTCCCATCAGTATAAACTTTTGAATATTTTGCAAAAACCCATATAAACCTTGTGGTCTAATTAGTTTAGAGAAATGGCAATTCGTGAATACTCTTATCCGACTGAACTAACACTTAATTATTCTAATGATTTTGAGTACCGAAAATCATTACGACAGTTATTTCAAATGAATTCCATTAATTATCCAAAATTAGTAAATCCTGATATTGACGATGTAAGTCGTGATGAAATTGAATATGATGAGCATTCGGCTGAATTAGCAATGGAATCTGTTATTGAACAAACCAGGAACAATCCTTTATTTTATGCATTATATGAACAAGCAGCAACCTTTATGTTTTCAACCAATATTGATATTGGATTAGCGGTATTGTTTAGTTATGATTATTTAATACTTTTTCATAATTGTTTAAAAGATTATTTCCAATTGTTACCTGATAATAAACATGTTTTTAATAAAAATAATTTAAATTATCAACTTTTACATAATAAATTATTTAAGAAGAGATAGTAGATTTTTTTGTATACACAAATATATATCTGTATACAAAACTATGGCATCAACACGCAATAAAAATGCTTCTGGTGATTATTTAATGGAACAACAATCTAATAAAGCTGGTTGTAAATATTCTACTTATGAGAACTCGTCTTATGGTAAGGCAAACACAACTCATTTTGCAGGTGATGGTCTAATTATGGGTAGAATCGCTCCAACCAATTTATCACACAATGCTTGTGACATTGAATCACAATTATTTGGTATTGGTTCTACCAATTTGGTTACACCAAAGAAAGAAGTTCAACCAGATATGAAACAGATTGAATCATTGAATGTCATTGATAAGTTGCCTGTTATTTTACCTCAACCTCTTGCACTGGATAAAAATCAACGTCCTTATTATCTTAATTAGAATGGTAATTACGTGCAGTACGTCTTGTGAAATTATTGGATCTATTTTTGAAAGTAGTATTTTTGATTGATTTTTTAATCGGACGGGTGTCAAGTTCCTCTTGTGAAATATATAATTTAATAGGTGGTTCTGGTTCCTCTGTATTTTCAACATCATTCGTCTTATTCATAAATATTTTGGATAGACTTTCTTTGAAAGATGAATGTATATCAGCATGAGGCATAGTTTCATCTACTTTTTCACATTCTTCTAATTCAAAGGTTATATATTCTGCAAATGGATAAGTGGTTCCATCAGCATTGATCCGGATTGGCATTCTTATATTTGCCATTACATATTGTTCCGTCATTTTGTTAAATAAATAATCAAATATCTATTTAACTCTCTTTTTATGCAAAATTATTTTTATTGTATTGATGAACTTTCAAATTGCAATGAAATGGAAGGAGAACCAAGTATGTAATGTAACATACAATTATTATACCTGGTTTGGAGCATCATTATGGTTGTGTTGTGGTCCGATCGTCCGTTATTACGTGATAAATATGAGGACTTATCTGAATATCCTTTTCTCTCAATTGCAGACTTCTGTCTAAAATGTGGAACTGTAATCTAACACCTATGACAAGCAGCAGGCTTTTCTATCAAAGTAGGAGCCTGACTTAAATCTTCAAGGGTGTAATACTAGATTACAAGACCACCAATAGCTGATTATATTCTAATGTCGGTTTCTTTACCGTCATCCGTTGTACGCAACCGGTTGCTATCTTACTGTGACACGATTTCATTATCTGGTTTATCTTATATGCACGTGTTACGCTCTTTTATTGGATTGCCGTCACCATCATAAAATAAACGTATAGTTTTTTCTCCTACAATAATTTTTCCCATATAATTAGGGTCAATATTGCATTTTTTATCTTCTTCATTCATTTTTTCCTCTTCTGGTGTAACCATTCGGTTTAATTGTGATAAGGATTTTAAAAATGCATCTTTTGTTCGGTTTATAACCGAGTCCTTTGCAATAATTAGTGTATTCTCTTTTATTTTTTGGTTGAGACCAATTTTCTTCTTCACTATTGTAGTTACTTCACTTATTTGTTCTTCTGTTAGTATCTTTCCAGCACCAGCAGCATTGACGATTGGTTCACCCAATATATCTATCATACCTTGTCTTATAGTTGCATCTTCTACATCTTGTGCGTTTGTTACATATTCTTGAATCGCTTTTATCTTACCTTCTGAGTTATCTAAATCTCTTATTATTTTTTTAATATCATTATAATTTGAAAGTTCTTGTTCATCAATTATCTTCTCAATTTGTGCGTGTTTTACTTCACCTTTTAATTTATATAAATTATCAATTATATCTTGTTTTGATTTGATATTTTTTTCATATTCTTGTTTTGCTTCTTTTTCTTCTTTTACTAATTGGTCAAGTCTTTCTTTTGCTTTTACTTGACTCCTTGTTATCATTGTTGTCTGATTTTGTTCGTTTGTCGTATCTGGTATAGCACTTGCTTTTACTTCTTTACGATCATTTATTGCTTGTTGTTGTTCTTTTTTAACATCATTTATTGATTGGGTTGCTTGTTGTAACTGTTGCTCTAATTGCAATATTTTCTCTTTTGCCTCTGGTGTATTCTCTGATCTTGCGATTGCAAGATCCTTTTCTACTTCTATTAATTTATTAGTAAGATTTTTTATATCGCCAATATTTTTATTACTTTGTTCGTAACTCTTCTTAGCTATATCTTGCAATTCGTTCATTTCCAATTGCATTTTCTTATATTCATCTGTTTCCTCCCAAGGCAAAACAGGAACAGATGACCCATCTATAACACGTTTTATATTTTCAATATTTTCACCTGTAATATTGAGCTTATCCTTGTTATCTAATAAATATTTCATTAGTTGGGCGAGCGCATCATCACCTACATTATTCTTCAAAGTTTGTTTTAATATATCAATCAATTGTTCAATATCTTTTTGTTTGGTTATATCGTCTTGAACTGGTTCAGGGTTTGTCAATATCTGATCTACAACTGCGATTAACATTTGTATTATATCGTTATCCGTTTTATTTACATCATCAACAACTCTATCTTTTGTAATATCACCAACAACCTTTTGGAGGACATTTATAATATTTGTAATATCTATTTTATTGGCGTTTTCTTCTGCCTTTCTTTTTGCTTCATTTAATATTTCTTCTTTCTTTATTGTCTCTTCTTCTGCCTTTCTTTTTGCGTCTGCATTTTCTGCTGTATCAATTATTGTACTAACCACGTGTGCTATGTCAATAATATCTTGATTTAATAATGCTGTTTTTTGTTTTTCTTCTGCAAGTTTTGCATCCTCTTCTGCCTTTAATCTTTTTGCATTTTCTTCTATATTCATCATTTCATTAACTACCGGTACTATATTGGCAACATCTTCTTTCAATATCTCTGCTGCCTTTCTTTTTGCTTCTGCTGCCTTTGCGTTTTCTTCTATATCAATTATTGTATTAACCACCGGTACTATATTGGCAACATCTTCTTTCAATATCTCTGCTGCCTTTCTTTTTGCTTCTGCTTCTGCTTCTGCCATTCTTTTTGCTTCTAATTCTGCTTCATCAAACTTCTTTTGTTCAACATCAATATTACTAAATATTTGTTTTATAACGTTTGCTATATTGACAATATCTTCGGTTTCATTGGTTGGAGGCAGTGGGGGCGTGACAGGTTCAGGTACTGGATCAGGTGCTGGTGGCAATGGAATATTTATACTTTCACCACGTCTCTTCTTTAAATCATCCATTATATTACCTCGTTCATCTAGTTGTGAATTAAAACTATTTAATGTATCAGCTAATGATTTACTCAATAGTTTATTATCTAAACTGAATGTTGGTTCCATATGAATTGTATATTAATTGATTATAACATAGGCAAACAAATTACTTTATCAAAACTAATTTGTTACGGTTTTTTATATTTTTACTTATTTTCTATATTTGTGTGATGCTTTGGATTTTTTTCCAGTTTTCTTACTACGTGTTTTGTTAGATTTCATTTTATGAGATTTGTTGTGATTACGTCTGACTTTGTGCTTTCTTGTATGCTTACCACCAAATTTTGAACTGCCGTTGTTATTTGTACTAGAATCTGGTGCTTCTTTTTTTAGTCTATCAACCTTGGCTTCTTCTTGTTTCGCGGTTATGATTTTATTAAGTTCCGTCCTAGTCATTCCTAGGCTCTTAGTTATTCCTGGGCCCTTAGTTATTCCTGGGCTATATAGAGGATTAAATAGATGAGGTCTTGATTTATTGTCGTTCTTACTTTTACTTAAATCTTTTACTTGTGGTTTATTTACTTCATTTTCGCCCTCCTTATTTTTAACCATAATTTCATCAACCGGAGTTTTATTTTCCATATTTACACCTGTTGGTGGGTTTTCTTGACCAAAAACTGGTGCTACTGATGGTTTATTATCAGTAAGAGTAGATGCAGGAGTAGAACCAGTAGCAGCATTAGCTATATTAGTGGCATCGTCCAAATCATACTCTCCAGTATCAATAAGTGTATCATTACCCTTAGTTAATTTCGTAAGCTTTCTATCATTATTAAGTGTAAAACAATAAGTAGTATCTGCCATAATATTTATATAGTATCCCTACAAAATAATCAAAACGCACTAAATCTTTTTGGTTCTATTATTACGACTGGATTTTATGCGTAAAGTATATTTTCGGGGTTTTGATTTATGAATAACACGCTTAGAAATACGATGAATGGATTTGTCTTGTTTTTTGTGACTACGTATATGTTTTGTTGTAGAGTGTTTCTTCGTTTTCTTATTCGTCAAACGTTTTTTTCTGGTTTTACTACCACCTCGTTTTCTTTGATTCTGACTAGATACAGTTGGATGCATATAACTTGGGAGTTCTTTTTTTTTTCTAGGGGGAGGTGAAGTTTGAATGATATTTTTATCTGGTTCAGTAATACTATTTTCATCATAATCCAAATATTTAAGTGATTTACCTTCTCCGTTCTTATACCATTCAATGCTACTCTTGTCATTACTAGGTTTTCCTGATGGCGAAATTAAAAAGGTAAACTCTCCCGTTTCAACAAAATTAGATAGATTATCAAAAATTATTTTGCCATCTATTACTTTATCCGCAAAGTTAGTTTCAATCCATCCGGGTTTATGTAATAATCTTGAAAAATATTTGTCCATTAATTTACTTATTTTCTCAATACTATATCTATTGGCATTGTCTTTATTATTTGTGTCTTGTGAGATCCATTCGGATTTCTTTTGTGTGAACCACTCATTCACAATATCTTCATTATCACCTATTTCTATTTTTAAAGTCAAGTAGTTTTGTAATATCTCATCTAATTCTGGTTTAAAATTTTTACGAGCATTAACAATAGTAGACCATCTGCCGGTTATTTGATTATAAAAATTAGCTAAATCATCCGATATTGTACGCATTTGATCACTAATTTTGGTTAAAACAACCTCGGCAGTAGCCTGTGTATCATTAACATCAACCCAAGTTGAATTGACTTCTTCCTCCGCCTTCTTGGCAGCAGCAGCAGCTTCTTCCTCAGCCTTCTTGGCAGCAGCAGCAGCAGCTTCTTCCTCAGCCTTCTTGGCAGCAGTAGCAGCAACCATCTTTTCATCAGAAATAGTAAATATATTCTGTATAATTCCAATCAAACTAGTAATATCATTTTTTGTCCGTTTTATCGTCTCTGCCTTTCGTTTTGATAAAAATTGTCTGGTAGC